CTATTACTATATTCAACTATTGCCTGTGCTGATGCCGATGCTATTGTGCTGAGGATGAAGGCAAATGAGGATCTTCCTCAAGTGGTGAGAATTGAATTAATTGAAACCGTAAAGGAATCAACACCACACTGCTATTGGGACGCAAACGACTGAAGGAACGGGGCAAAAATCCCACTACTTCAGGAGTACCACAATGAACACACTTCAACTGGTCAAAAAGCAGATTGAAAAAGCATCTGCACTTCACGACGCACAGATCTCTCACACCGCATATCGTGGTGTTGAGTATGATACTCGTTGTGTAGAAAGCAAAGAGTCTCACGGGACTTTCTGCTATCGTGGTCGTACTTACAACAAGTGATATGGGAGCACTACAATTAACCGGGATCGTATCCCTGACTTCTGTAGTATTTCTTTCACTTATATACGGAGAGATTAAACTTTTCTCTAAGTAATATCAAGGAGGTGCAAACCTCCTTTTTTTATGTTATAATGAGGTGAAACAATAGAGTGTTATGGAGAGAGAAAAACTTAAACTAATTGTAAGGAATCTTGAACTTCTTGTTGATTCACTAAAAGCAGAAGTGTATTCTGATCCGGATGCTTATAAGAAATCTGAAAATAATTCAAGATTTCTTGGTTTTACTGACTATGATGAGATCTTTGAGGATGATGACTAATACAAAGAAAGCAAAAGAACTAGTTAAACTATTAGAGAGATTGATTGAGAAAGATTATCTCTATAGTGAGGATAAAATCATTGAAATGAAAACGCAACTGCGAGCAGTAAAAAAGCAGATTTCTGATATTGAAAAGGAAAATTCTAAAGGATTTGGTAAATGAGTGTAAAATTGATTAGTGTAACTCCCGATGCGGAGAAGAATATGGCATACGTTGCCAGGGTATCAAATCCCAATAATCAAGAGAACCCTAACTATGCAAAGTTATTGGGTTATTGTATTAAGCACAATCACTGGAGTGTGTTTGAGCAGAGTTTCATGACACTTGAGATCGAGACTACGAGAGGTTTGGCAGCTCAAATCTTACGTCACCGTAGTTTTACATATCAAGAGTTTTCGCAACGGTATGCTGATTCATCGATGCTTGCTGATACAATTCCTCTTCCAGAACTGAGGAGACAGGATACTAAGAATCGTCAAAATTCTATTGATGATATTGATCCCTTTGTTCGTCAAGAGTTCCAAGTTAAGATGCGGAACTATTTTGATGAAGGTATGAAACTCTATCAAGAGATGCTAGAGTATGGAATTGCAAAGGAATGTGCCCGTTTTGTGCTTCCTCTTGCCTGTCCCACTAGAATCTACATGAGTGGTTCTTGTCGTTCATGGATTCACTATATTAACCTGCGTTCTGCTAATGGAACACAGAAAGAGCACATGGATATTGCCGAAGAATGTAAGAAAATCTTTGTAGAGCAATTCCCTACTTGTGCAGAGGCTCTGGAATGGGTCTAAATATTTTTGTATTGATTTCTTAACAATGGCAACATACCCTGTAGTTCACAAAGAAACCGGTGAGCAAAAAGAAGTAGTTTTAAGTGTTCATGAATGGTCTCAATGGTGTGAAGATAATCCTAATTGGACAAGAGACTGGTCAGATCCCTCCACTGCACCAATGGCTACTGACGTTGGTGAATGGAGAGATAAACTTGTTAACAAAAATCCTGGATGGAATGAGGTTTTGAATAAAGCATCAAAAGCACCAGGTTCAAAAGTAACTAAAATCTAAGCATGGCAAGAAGAAAAAGAGCATCTGCAAAAGATGATCAACCGATTGGAGTTGGTCTTACATCAAAACAGATGAAAAGGAAAAAACCCTTAAATTCTGGATATTTGGTTGACATTGATCCAATCACAGAGAATCAAAAAAAATTGTTTGATTCATATGCAGAGCAAAAGAATATAGTTGCTTATGGTTGTGCAGGAACTGGTAAAACATTCATTACTTTGTTTAATTCACTGAAAGATGTCTTAAGTGAATATACACCTTACGAGAAAATCTATATCGTAAGATCTCTTGTGGCAACTAGAGAGATTGGATATCTTCCAGGATCTCATGAAGATAAAAGTGATATTTACCAAATTCCTTACAAGAATATGGTGAAGTATATGTTTCAGATGCCCTCTGATGCCGACTTTGAGATGCTTTATGGTAATCTAAAAGCACAGGAAACGATTAAGTTCTGGTCTACATCATTTCTTCGTGGAACCACACTTGATAATGCCATTGTGATTGTTGACGAATTTCAGAACATGAATTTTCACGAACTTGACAGTATTATTACTCGTGTTGGTGAAAATACTAAAATTTGTTTCTGTGGTGATGCTCGTCAATCTGATTTACAAAAACAAAATGAAAGAAATGGTATTGTTGACTTTATGAACATCTTGCGTAAAATGTCTTCTTTTGATATAATAGAATTTGGAATTGAAGATATTGTCCGTTCAGGTCTTGTTAAAGAATATCTTACAGCAAAAATGGAAGTAGGTATGTAATGTTTAATCATGTTGATGTTGATCTCCCTGACCTTGAAAGGGAGACTATTGATGGAGTTCGTTATTATAAAGTCCCTTCTGAAAAAGAACTTCTCCGACTGGTCTCCATCACTTCGGTGACCAGTCATTTTAATAAAGAAATCTTTGTTAATTGGAGAAAAAAAGTAGGGAATGAAGAGGCAGATCGTATCACAAAACGTGCCACAAGCCGTGGTACAGATATGCACACTCTTTCTGAGTGTCACTTGAAAAATCTAGAACTTCCAAAAGTTCAACCAATCTCGGAGTTTTTATTTAAGATTGCAAAATCTAGTCTTAATAAAATTGACAATATTCATGCCCTTGAAAGATCCCTATATAGTAAACAGTTAGGAATTGCTGGTACTGTAGATTGTATTGCAGAATACGAGGGTGAATTAGCAATTATTGACTTTAAGACATCAGCAAAACCGAAACCACGAGAGTGGATCGACCACTATTTCGTACAATGTGCTGCATATGGATGTATGTTGTATGAACTGACCGAAATTCGTGTCAAAAAATTTGTAATCATTATGGCCTGTGAAAATGGAGAATGCGTCGTCTATGAAGAACGAGACAAATCAAAGTACATCAAACTTCTCACCCAATACATTAGAAAGTTTGTTACAGATAAGATGGAACTATATGGAATCCAATAAAGAACTGGAAAAGGCAATAGAAAGTAAGTTTCTAACACCTTCTAGATTTGCACTTGAAATTGAGAAAATTGTTGCCGAAGAAAAAATCAATTACATTGATGCTATCGTACATTATTGCGAAATCAATGAACTTGAAGTAGAATCAGTAACAAAACTCGTATCAAAACCATTGAAAGAAAAACTTAAATGGGAT